GAGGGATGCCAAGATCGTGACCTTTGAGGGAACTCCCATGTCTGCATTCATTGAGACTGGAGACCTGACCTCAAGTGCAAGCCTGATCACATTGGCTCGGCCTCAAATCGACAACGGATCGGCTACTGTGGCGGTTGCATCGCGGGAGATGTTGGACGACACGATCTCGTACTCAACTGCGGTGGCCGCGAGTGATGAAAACCGCGTCGCTCTGAGAAGCTCTGGCAAGTACCATCGGATCAAGGTAGTCCCAACGGGGAACTGGACGACGATGGCAGCGGTTGATGTGAACATCGTTCCTAGGGGCCGTCGATGATGTTCCGTGTTCTTCCTCCATTCGGTGCCGATCCTCGCGGCATTTCGGAGGTAGTGAATGGTCTGATGAATGGCAAGTCCAACAACACCGGGACTATCACTCTAGCCACGGGTGGCGCACTCACTACGACTCTCTACGACGAGAGAATCAGTCCTGACACGAAGATCATTCTGATCCCGTTCTCTGCTGCGGCTTATGCCGATCAGATTCCGTTCGGAGGATTCCAGGACACCACCGATCAGACGGCTGCATCGACGACAACCGCTTACGCGATCACCTACAACACCACGGATTTCTCCAATGGTGTGACGCTTTCGAATAGTTCCCGGATCAATTTCAAAAACGCCGGGACTTACAACATCCAGTTCTCAATCCAGTTTCAGAACACCGACACGCAGATTCACGACGTGGATGTTTGGTTCAGGAAGAACGGATCAGACATTGCTGGAAGTAACAGTCAGTTCTCCATCCCGAACTCTCATGGAGGGACGCCTGGACATCTGATCGCGGCGCTGAACTTCTTTGTCTCTGTGGCGGCGAATGACTACATCGAATTGATGTGGGCTACCACTAACACAGCGGTGACGATTGAGCAAATTCCTGCACAGACAAGCCCAACCAGGCCAGCGACTCCAAGTGTGATCGTCACGGTTTCATGTGTCTCAATGGCGAGCATCGCAAATGTGTACGTTTCATCGCAGACTCAGGGATCGGCAACTATCAGCCATTTCGCTAATTCCACCGCCGATAAGACCTTTGCTTATGTGCTGGTGGGATGATGGAAGTCCGATTGATTTCCCCGAACGATCTGCGACAATGGTGGCGATTCGTCAGACCGGGACTCGAGCAGATTCTGCACAAGACACCGGAGGGATGGATTCCCGAGGATGTGTACGCTGATTGTCTTGCCGGGAAGTCCATGCTCTGGGTCGGTCTGTCTGACGCAAGGCCAGTCGGGTTCATGGTTCTCCAGCCCCGAGACGACGCACTCCATGTGTGGTGCGCGTACCTTTCCGAAGTCGGACACTTCGACGCAGGCTGGCAGCATCTTATGAACATTGCTCAACGTGGTGCAAGGCGCATCACATTTGAATCTTGGCGTCCTGGTTGGGCACGAAAAGCCAAGCAACTAGGATTTAAGCCCCGTTCGTGGGCATTGGAGGTCTAAATGGGTGGTTCTACTCGCACGCAAACGACGACGAACGAACTCGATCCCGCAGTCCGTCCGTATGTTCAATATGGACTGGGTGAGGCTCAGAGGCTCTACACCACTGAAACCCCTGAGTATTACCCCGGACAGACCTATGTCGGGCCGTCCGCACAGACTCAGCAGGCTCTAGGAGCGCTTCAACAACGAGCAGTGATGGGTTCTCCTCTTCTGCCAGGCGCTCAACAGCAGGCTCTGAACACGATTCAAGGCCAATATCTAGGTGGAAACCCTTTCTTTCAGGGTGCATTCCAACCTGCTGCTCAGGCCGCACAGCAATCTTTTTATGACGCGATGCAGGGCATTTCTTCCCAAGCATCTCGCGCAGGACGGTACGGCTCAGGAGCGATGGGTCAGCTTCAGGATCGGGCAACTGGTCAATTGGCTCAGACGCTTGCGAACACCGCAGGACAGTTGGCGTATCAGAACTACGAAGCTGAACGTGCTCGACAGCAGGCCATGATCGGTGGTGCGCCAGCATTGGCGGCTGCGGACTACGGTGATATTCAGCAATTGATGGGTGCAGGCCAGACCGCAGAAGGCTATCAACAAGCCGCGCTTCAGGCTGATATCAACCGATTCAACTTCCTCCAGGGTCTGCCACAGGCTCAACTCCAGAACTATCTGGCGGCGGTTCAGGGTTCTCCACGGGGATCGGTGCAGACGACTCCTGTTTACTACAACCGAGCTTCTGGGGCATTGGGTGGCGCACTAGCCGGGGGACAGATGTTTGGCCCAGTTGGTGCAGCTGGTGGTGCTTTGCTTGGACTTTTGGGTGGGTGATATGAATGAACTCTTTGCTCAACTTTTTGGTCAGCAGCCGGGATACGCTACTGCTTTATTGGGAGAAGATGAAGCGGCTCGTCTTCAAAGGCAAGCCCAACAGCAAGGACTCCTGAATGTAGGGCTTTCCCTACTCGCAGGGTCTGGCCCCAGCCCTCAGCGCAGGGGAATTGGTCAGCTACTCGCTCAAGGCGTGGCGGCAGGCCAGCAAGCCTACCAAGGCGCATACGACAAGGCTGTCCGTGATCGGATGCTTCAAGAGCAGATCATGGAGCGCCAACAGGCTCGTCTTGAGCAGCAGATGGCCCAGCAGATTCTTCCTCAGATTTATCGTCCTGGCGCTGCTATGCCGACCTTCTATGGTCAGCAAACGCAAATGCCGCTTCGTGATGATGAAGGCAATTTGATGCCCGGCGCTGGTATGACGATTGGGCAACCTCAGATTGACATGGCTGCGCTTCAGCAGCTTCTTGCTCGTGCGCCTGGTGTGGCGATGAAGGTGATCCCGGCGATTGAAAATATCCGTAAGTTGACCGCTCCCGAGCGCATCAAGTTGGGTGCTGAGGAATCTTTGACAGAGATCACTCCTGAAGGTGAAGCTCGTTTGGTAGCCCGAGGCGTTGGCAAACCAAAAGAACAGAAATTCACAGACATTGATGCAGGAAACGTCATCATCCGTTATCAAGACGGTGTAGAGATTGGTCGCATTCCAAAGGGTCTCGCACCAGAACGCCCAGTCTCTCTTCAGCCTATTGAGACTGAGGGTGGTTACATTGTTTTTAATCCTCGTACTGGGAAGATGGAGCCTCTCATGCAGGACGGTCAGCCTGTTATGGGTAAGGGCATAAAACCAACGACAGATGAAACAAATGCAGCCGGGTTTGCTTCTCGCATGGTTTTGGCATCAAGCGTACTTTCTAAAACAAGTGGATCAGAGCGTCCTGGATATGTTGAATCAATCACAAAAGCCATTCCGCTGATTGGAGACAAAATTCCAGCCGTTATTCCTGACAAAGTTGGTGGCTTGTCTCCTGACCGTCAAAGATACTTGCAAGCAGCAAACAACTGGATTCGTGCAAACCTTCGCAAAGAATCGGGAGCTGCGATTGGTGTTGATGAGTGGGCTGAAGAGTACAAAAACTACTTCCCACAAGTTGGCGATAGTGAGGACACTATTCGTCAAAAAGAGCAGTTCCGAAGAGTTGTCACTAACAACATGATTCGCGCTGGTGGCAAGTCATTCAAGATACCCGATCAATTAGGCGACGAAGAAGACTTGTACAAGAAGTACGGTTTGACAAAGCGTTAAGGAGCAAATATGTCTCAGAACGTCGAACGTGTTAGCGGCAATCTTCGCAAGATGATTGAGGCCGGTGCTCCTGAAGATGACATCACCAACTATCTAAGGCAAGAAGGATTCAACAGAGATACATTCGTTCGTGCTGTTGATCTGTCAAAGAAAGCAGGTGGAAGAACGGCAGAGTTTGGGTTTGGTCGCGCACTTGCTCAAGGTCTTACCTTCGGGGCCGCTGATGAGCTTGAAGCTCGGGCTAGAGCATTGGCTGGGCAGGGGACTTACGAAGAGAACCTTGCCGCTCTGAATATCGCAAAACAAAAGTACGAGCAAGAGTCCCCTGTCGCGTCAACGGTTGGTCAGTTGGTTGGTGGTCTTCCGTATGCTTTTGTTCCTTTCTTGGGGCAGGCTCGACTAGCTCAAATGGCTACCCAGGCCGGACGTGCTGGTAGGGCTGCATCAACAATTGCCCCGTCTGTCGTTGCAGGAACCACTACTGGTGCTTTGACTGCTGCTGGAGAAGCTGATCCGGGTCAGCGATTGGCTGCTGCGACTGGTGGTGCAACGACTGGCGGCATTGTTGGTGCTGTTGCGCCTGGAGCCACAAAGGTCGCGGGTGCTATTGGCGGGAAGGTTGTTGATGTAACGAGTGGAATCCCTGGCGTACAGCGAGCAGGGCAAGCAATTGGAGCGGCTACTGGACAAACAATTGATGCTGCTAAACGAGCGCAGGAAAAGCTGTTAGAGGCGATCTATCGAGACCAAGGCACTCCAGGATCGCTTGCGATGGATATTTTCCGTTCACGCGCCAGCGGCAAACCTCTTGGGATCGTTGATGTTGGCGGCGAGAATGTTCGCTCTCTAGGCGACATTGTGCAGAAGTATCCTGGAACAACTCGACAGGCTGCTCGATTGGCGCTTGAGGAGCGTGGTGCGGAACAGGCACAGCGCATCAAGGGAGACATCAATCGTTATCTCGCAGAGTTCCAAGACCCGTTTGAATTCTCCGCTCAAATCGCCACTAGGCAAAAAGAAACATCTGCGCCTTTGTATCGCGCCGCCTATGACTATGGGGTGGTAGATGATCCTCGCATAGCGGGTTTCTTGAAGTTGCCTCAATTTAAGAAGGCATCCAAAGAAGCAAAGGACTTGCTTGAGGCTGAAGGACGTGAGATGGACTTGACTCGCCCAACGGTTGAGGTTCTTGACCAGATAAAGCGCGGCCTTGATGTCCTGATTGAGAAGGAAACTGATGCTGTAACGGGTAAGGTGACGCAATTAGGCAAGGTCTACCGTGACAAGAAGAACGAGTTTCTTCGCACGATTGATGATGCTGTCCCTGAATATGGTCAGGCTCGAAAAGCATTTGCTGGTGATGCTGAGATCATTGACGCAACCCGGAGAGGCCAGGACTTTATGAAGTTGAGTCCTGATGCAGCAAAGAGGGAATTCAACAAGCTCAATCCTTCGGAGGCAGAGGCTTATCGGATTGGGGCGATTGACGCTCTCAGGCAAAAGATTGACACCGCTAAAGACTCTGCTGATATGCGTAAGCGTATTTTCGGATCGCAAGCGGAGCGTGATCGTATTAAAGTTCTGTTCCCAGATGAGGACTCATTCCGAGCGTTTGAGCGCAACATGAGCCTAGAGGCTTCTATGCGCTCAACTCAAGAGAAGATTCTTGGAAACTCTGCAACGATGCAGCGTCAACTTGCCGCACAAGGACTAGAAGAGTCTCCGACATTCATTGGTCAGATGATTGAGCAAGGCCCTATCAAGGGAACTCTCGGATACCTACGCGCACAAGGTCAAGGGGTTGCTGGTCAAACTGCCGAAGAACTAGGAAAGTTGCTATTCAAGTTGGGCGATCCTCGGGCAAATGTTCAGGCTCTTCGTCAACTGAGTGCTTATGAGCGATATTTGTTGGATGAAGCCGCAAAGAGGGCTGCTGGAACTGCCGGGGCCGTGTCTCTTGTTCCCGGACTGATTGAATAAGGAATAAATCATGGCAAAGACAAAGATTTCAGAGTTCTCGGCTACGCCGGGGAACAATACTGACATTGATGGAATTAACCTGGCCGAGGGCTGCGCCCCATCTGGCATCAATGATGCCATCCGTGAACTCATGGCCCAGCTCAAGGACTTCCAGGCTGGTACTGCTGGTGACTCATTCAACGGCCCAGTGGGAACGACTACGGCTGCTGCTGGTGCGTTCACCACTCTGAGTGCGTCTTCTACTGTCTCAGGGGCTGGTTTCTCGACATACCTCGCGTCTCCTCCTGCGATTGGCGGGACGACTGCTGCTGCGGGATCGTTCACCACCCTCACCACCTCCTCCACCGTTACGCTCTCCGGAGGCACCGCCAACGGCGTGGCGTACCTCAACGGCAGCAAGGTGCTGACCACGGGGAGTGCGCTGACGTTTGATGGGACGAACTTTGGTATTGGCACCAACACTCTCACATATACGCTTAACGTCGCCGCGCCTTCGGCAAGAAGCACGTTTACTTCTACTGCCGGAACCAGTTCTGTTTGGCAGAACCATGTAAATACTGGCGGTAATTTCTATATCGGCATTGAGAACTCTGCCGGTACTACTTTCGGCACCACTGCTTACGCAAGTGTTCTTTGGAGCACCGGCGCAACACCATTTGTGTTTGCAACTTCCGGTTCCGAACAAATGCGCCTCACCTCCACCGGGTTGGGCATTGGGACGAGTTCGCCTGCGTATAAGTTAGATGTTCTGTCAACCGCATTCACCATTGGACGATTTAGCCGTTCTGGTGCTGGCGGTTCTGCCGCGATTGACCTTGTTGAAGGTAGCGGCGGGTATGTTCGTCTTGCTTGTGATGGTGGCACAAACAACTTTAGCATCCGACCCGCAGGCACTACTACAGCCACTTTCGACTCCTCCGGCAACCTCGGCCTCGGGGTGACGCCGAGTGCGTGGTGGTCAAGCACTAAAGCAATGCAAATCGGTGCTGGCGGTGTAATTGCCGGAAGAACAGATACAGCCGCAAGAAATTATTTTGCATCTAATGCTTATTTAAACGCAACTCCAGCGTGGACGTACATAGCCACAAATTACGCAACACGATACGAACAAAACGACGGACAGCATCAGTGGTACACCGCCCCCTCAGGCACCGCAGGAAACGCCATCTCCTTTACCCAAGCCATGACCTTGGATGCGACGGGTCGATTGCTCGTCGGGGTGACTTCTGGAAGTTATGCCCTTGATGTCGGTGATGTGTCCGGTGGAAATATGTTCCGGTTCACTCGCTCTGGTGTTGAGGTAAGTTCGTTCATCAGCGCAGGTCTGCCTTATTTTGGAACGACCTCCAATACCGACCTTGTGCTGATGACCAACAGTACAGGCCGCGCCCGGATTACCTCGGGTGGGTATTTCAAGGCGAGTAATAACGGAACGTATTTAGGCAGCACTGGAACGTATCATGAACTGACGGCTTCTGGAGCAGACGCAGATTACATCGTCAACATAACAACCCCAGTAGCAACCGCAGCAAATTGTTATGGTGCAAGAGTTTATTACTCTGGTGCTGCTCCAAACGGCACTGGAAACGTATTTTTATCATGCCAAGATAACGCAGCAACAAGGGCGACCATTCGTTCCAACGGCGGAATCGCCAACTACCAAGCCAACAACGTAGACCTATCGGATGCACGTACAAAGAAGGAAATCAATCCCGCTGCGTCAATGTGGAGCAAGATTGGCGCATTGGAAATTGTCACCTACAAGTACAACGACCAGACGCACGACGATGTAAACCTCGGTGTTATCGCGCAGCAGGTGGAAACTGTTGAGCCGGTGTGGGTGGATGCGGATGGGTTTGGTGAAACGCCGGAAGATGGCATACCGTTTAAAACGGTCTATACCAAGGACATTTATTTCGCTGCCATCAAAGCCCTGCAAGAAGCAATGAAGCGCATCGAAGAACTGGAACGCCGCCTCGCAGCCGCAGGCATTTAACCGAAAGGAACCATCATGGAAATCATCATCAACCAAATGGATCGCGTAGCCGCAGACGGTTTCGTCACGGTAGTCCACTGGACAGTAACCAAGACTCAAGGCGAGTTCACTGCATCGCAGTACGGCACTGAGTCCTTCACCGAAGAAGGCACTTTCAAGCCATTCAATCAACTCACCGAGAATGAAGTCAAAGGCTGGCTCAATGCTCGCTGGGGTGCTGAAGGTGTGGCTGCTAAGGAAGCTGCTCTGGATGCTCAGTTGGCTGCAATGGCCAATCCTCCTGTTCTTCATGGACTGCCCTGGGCGGCATAACACGGGCAACCCGCTGGCCCTTGACAGCGGTATCAGGAGAAAACAATGGGCAACAACAAAACCCCCACTGTGACGATTGACGGACAGGAATACGATCTGGATACTTTCTCTCAAGAGCAGAAGATGCTTTTGGAGCATTGTGTGGATTTGGATCGCAAGTTGGCCTCGTGCCAATTCCAACTGGATCAACTGAGGGTCGGGAAGGAGGCTTTCCTTTCCATGCTTAAAAACTCGCTGAGGAAAGATGATGGTGACCGAGGTGGAAGCACGTCTAGCGACACATGAGCAAGTCTGTGCGGAGCGCTATAGCGGCATCAATGCCCGTCTGAAGCGCTTAGAGACGATCCTGATCGGTAGTGCAGGGGCGATCATCCTTCTCCTGCTCAATCTAGTGATCAAACTGTAATGGATCCGTTGACCGCAATGGCGGCGGTTTCTACCGCTGTCAATCTGATCAAGAAAGCCTCGAAGACTGTCGATGATGTGCGGTCTTTGGGGCCTTTGCTTGGTAAGTATTTCGACGCAAAGCACGAAGCGACGAAGGCGGTCAAACAAGCGAAGAAGAAGGGCGGCTCCAACATGGGGGCTGCAATCCAGATTGAACTGGAGTTGATGCAACAAAAGCAGTTCGAGGAAGAACTGAAGATGTTGTTCTTCCAGACTGGCAATGCCGACGTATGGCAGGACATTCAGACCCGTGTTGCCATGATGAACCGGGATGATGCTCACGAGGCCAGGCGAGAGAAAGAAGCCGCTGAGAGGCGCAGAAAAGAGACCGCGGCGATGATTGAGGCAATGATTGGCGCAATGCTGATTGTGGGTGCTTTAGGAGGTCTTGGTGCGGCTGCGTATGTTGGTTGGGATCACTGCAAGGTGACGAAATCATGCGGATTCTGATTCTTCTCGTGTTCCTCGCTGGATGCCAGGAGCGCTTCCGGTATCCGTGCCAAGACCCTGCGAACTGGAACGATCCGTCCTGTCAGCGGCCTGGTTGTGCCGTGAATGGAGTGTGTCCTGATCAACTCAATCGTCCCACAGACATGAAGATGGAGAACGAGAAGTGAAGTACACACCTGAGCAACTTGACTCGATGCTGCGGTTCTTTATCGGGATCGTATTTGCGATGACAGTAATGGGCATGGTCTTCCTTGCTCTGTACTCTCTTGTGTTCATCACTCAGCCCATGAGTGGAATCGCTCCTGCTGACAAACAGTTCTTCTTTCTTCTCTCTGATATGAGCAAGTACATCCTGGGAAGTCTCGCCACTCTCCTGGCCATCAAAGGAAAAGATGTGCTGAATGACAAGCTGGCCGAAGAGAAGAAGCCTGACGTTCCTGAGTCAAAGGAAAACTAATGCTGCCTATCATCGCTTCCATCGTCTCAGGACTGATCTCCAACGGTCTCCCAAAGGTTGCTGATGCGGTCATGGAGAAGGGCGTGGATTACGTCCAGCAGAAGCTCGGCGTTGAGCTAAAGCCTGAAGGCCAGATGGATGCGAACGATGTGGCCAAGCTCAAGGAAGCCGCCATGAAGCATGAGGAGTTCATGGCTGAGATTGACCTGAAGAATATGCAGGGCGCTCGTGAGATGCAACTCAAGGCGATGGACTCTGATGACCCATTGGTGCGCCGCTATGTTTATTTCTTCATTACTTTTTGGTCTCTTTTGTCAGCAACCTATATCGGGTTCATCACGTTCGGTGAGATTCCTGAAGCAAACATCCGATTCGCTGACACGATCCTTGGATTCGTTTTGGGAACGATGGTGGCCTCGATGTTCCAGTTCCTGCTTGGGTCGAGCCTTGGATCGCGTAACAAGGACAAGAAGTGATTGAGAAGCTCAAGGCCGCTGGAGTGAAGAACCCAGAAAGCTGGGTCTCTCACGTTGAAAGCGCTTTGGCCCGATATGGCATCTCATCTGAAAAGCAGATCGCGGCCTGGATTGCTCAGACTGCCCATGAGTCAGGTGGATACACACTCCTTCAGGAGAATCTGAACTATTCAGCAGATGGATTGTGTGCGATCTGGCCCAACCGATTCGCCATCCTGGAGAACAAAAAGCCCGTCAAGAAGGACGGGAAGAACCAGCCCAACAAGTTCGCACTGGCTTTACATCGAAAGCCTGAATCGATAGCGAATGTGGTCTATGCCGCCAGGATGGGCAATGGGCCGATTGAATCCGGCGATGGGTGGAAGTTCAGAGGACGGGGGCTGAAGCAACTCACCGGAAAAACGAACTACACCAAATGTGGAGAGGGTATAGGGATTGATCTTCTCTCGAAGCCTGATCTCCTTCTCCAGCCTCAATACGCTGCTCTATCTGCGGTGTGGTTCTGGGTGGAGAACAAATGTGGGCCATTAGCCGATGCTGATGATTTCGTTGGGCTGACGAAGCGCATCAACGGAGGAACGATTGGCATTGAGGACAGGACTCGGCGCTACCAGGCTGTCCTTGCTCTGAAATAGCCTGCCGTCCTTGCACGGCCCCCTGGTGCGGTTGTCGCTGCACGTTCCGATTCCTCGAGTGCCCTTGTAGGGATTCATGTCACATAACATCACTAGATGGTCTCCGTGATCTCTGTGCTTTCCGTATCCTTCTCTGTAGTGTTTGCACTGTAGGCAGAGTTCTCGGTCTTTGTCCCATGTGTAACGGGGTAGCGTAAACATTTCAGCGGTATGGCAAGATTGAAGACGCTCGAGGTCTTCAGGATGGATTTTTTCCGGGCCTCGTAGTCTCGTTTGACTGCGAGAGGGTTTGGCTTAGGCTTTCGAGTATTTGGCCCTGGCCCGAACGCATAGACCGCACGAGGATACTTCCTCTGACCGCGCTGGTCATACGTCCACGCGCAAACATGGGCGCGTTGTGGGCATTTGGGAGAGGCTTTGATGAGCTTGAGCATCATCTGAGATGTGAGGTGTCTATCGATGCCGATGGCCTCTGCGATCTCCGCGCCTGTCATTGGGCCTGATTCAAGGACTTCGAGTGCTTGTCTGATTCGGTACATTTTCTATAAGCGCACATATAGTGAGATGGCCCCCAAGACCAGCAGCCTTCTGCGTGTGTGCTGACCTGGTTGAGTTCATCCATGATTGCCTTGATCACCTCTTCCTTGGTGGGTGATCTGTTTCCATCTGGTGTGTGGATGGTTGCTCCTATCAGATAGGCGTGGCAAAGCTCGATTGCTCTCATTTGATGAACCTTCCACAGCGTTTACACCTGATGCGTTTGTTGATCATTGTTCGGGTGTGGAGTCCGAAAAAACACAGGATTTTCAGCATCTGCGTTCCTCATAGGTTGCGAGTTGCCAGTTCTTTCCGAGAGTTCGGATAGAGCGAATCCATCTCTTTTGATAGATGCGCTGTACGTCTTTAGGAATTTCTGGGTTAGTCCAGAGCTTCCTGGCGAGTTTGAGCATTTTGGTTTTCATTCTGCGATCACACAGAGTAGACAAAAGAAAAGCCAGTCAATCATGTTCTGCTCCTGATGATGGCAGCACAAGCATAGCCATGGCTTTCATGATCCATGTCTGACTTGTCGCTGTAGTCTTCGCACACTTTCGCGCAATCCTCTCGCTCTGCGGCTACCGCTTCAGCAACCAATTTCTGAACCGGCATGGCTATTTGGCAGTAGTCGCAGATGGCGTTTTCAGGGCATCCATCGGCGCATTCTTCTGGCTTGTCCTGTCCATAGAAGGACTTTCTCTCGGCAGCGGCGACAAGTTCAGCAAACTTAACAACCTGCGGGTCATGCCAGTTGAAGTCATGGTGCGGATCGTCAGTGGCTTGTTTCCACAGACGCTCAATGTCTTTGATGTTCATTTCCTGCTCCTGATAGCGTCACGGCACCGCATCGCTGTACCGTCTTCTTGCCAGATGTCATCGCACAACTGGGCGCAATCCTCTCGCTCGCGCTGTGCCGCCACCTCCATCACGTTGTCAAGCAACCGCTTGAGATGGCCAGTAAGCGTGATGGGGCACTGCCCGATCTGATAAATCTCGTGATCTAAAACAAGGGCGGCGAAGTTGGCAAAGCCTTCAAGCCCCACGGTTTCCACCACGCCTTCAGCAAACCCCGCCTCCCGTGCCAGTCGGATGATGGTGTCCCTATCCATCCACGCCACCGACTGAGGTTCTGTGCGCGTGACCTCTTCAATCACTTGCGCTGTTCTTTCGGCGCTTACGGTCAGCATCTCTTCCGGCACCTCACCCATTTGCATATTGCCGTCGGCGTCTTGGTAGTAGCCGTAAGTGCGGAACTTGTACTCGGCGATGAAGGGTTGACCGGCCTCCTTCATCAAGTCTTGCAGGGCGTCTCTGTAGCCCTCGTATTGAGCCATCCATATCTTCCCCTCCATATCCTTGGTGCGGGGCAGTGTCACCCCCTCCTTAACCTTCTGAAGATATTGCTTCTTGAGGTCGTTGGCGTAGTTGGCGGCTTTGATGTGGATGCGTTCTTGCTCGTCACGATCCATGTCTATCCCTCCACCATGCCTCAACGAAGCCCCAGATGATGCCGCCGCAGATGAGGCCGAGGATGGACCCAAGCAGGAACACCGGGGAAATTTCGCAGGTCATGCTTCCTCCATATCAATCCATTTCCACCCCAAACACCACAGCATCATCTTGCGGTGCAGCCAGATGGGTTTCTTGGTGAGGGAGATGGTGAAATAACTATTGGAATTGCCGATCCGATAACCCCCAACATACTTGGGCATCATGTCCGCCATCTTGAGCGAAGCGTTGTAGTTCAGTTGCTCGGGCGTCATGCTTCCTCCTGCTTGATGCCGTGTGCTGCTTCAATGGCTCGGGCAAATTCGTTCAACGACAGGTCATAGCGGTCACCATCCACATATTTCCTCAGACGCAATTCAATGCTCACGATCTCCTCATCCGTCAGCGGCTTGCGATGCTCACGCACGGCCTTCATTGCTGACCACCATCCAAAGTGATAAGCATTTCTCTCGCCCTCTGTCTCAGCCTCTGGTGGGGGTGGTGGTATCTCAGGCTCCGCAAGCGCGGTGCGTAGGGCAGTGATGGCGGCTTGCACCTTTGCCCTGTCTTCGTGGGTGCTTTCGTCATCACCGGAATACACAATCATTTCCAGTTGGCCGATGTACCAATCACCGGCCTCCAACGCCTCAAGCGCCTGCTGCATCAGTTCTCTGCTCATGTGTTCTTCTCCCGCAACCGCGCATCAACGGCCTCAACAAGCTTCATCCACCCTTGCGGCAACTGGCCTTCAAAGTCTTTGGCACAGTCCAAGACCTCATCCAAGGTCAGGGCGTTCCACTGGGACGGCTCAAGCGCGGCATGGAGCGCGGCGATGGCCTTAGCAATTTGCTCCGGTGTCTGCTCCTTTTCATGGCGGCACGCCATGTCCTCTAACTCCAACGCGTACAAAGCCAGCAGCGCTGCTTCTCGTAGGCTCATGCCTCACTCCTCAATGCCTTAATCGCAGCCTCAGCAGCCTCATAGACCGCTTCTTTCTCAGCCTCGTCCCTCATCTTTTCCTTTGCTGTGCGAGGAGTGAATTCCTCTGCGAATGCATCGCACTGGATGAACATCTCCAGGGCCTTGAGAGCCAGTGCTTTAGAGTCCATGCTTCACTCCAATCACTCGGCGGTTGCGGCCAGATGCGCCTGGCTTGCGGAGTCCCGTATCCACCAGGATTCCTAAGCGCATCAGAGGCGCTATCCGGGGCGTGATGCTTTGAAGATCAATCTTCAGAGCCTGAGATATTTCCTCAGTGGTCATCGGGCCATGCGTGTTGATGACCTCAAAGACCATTCCCTCCAGCGTAGAGGTGTGAATCCTCGCCGCCTCGTGTGAGGTGTCTGGATCGGTGTTTCGTGCTAGTCCACTCATTTCGGCTTCCTTTTGCTTAACGGACTGTGTAATGATAAGCCACCTTATGCATTGATGGCCTAGTGATTACCCTAGAACGGCACATCCATGTCGTTCTGGCCTCGACGGGGTTTGTCAGACCTATCTTCTTCTGGCGGGTTCAGATAGGCATAGCCGTTCCAGCCTCCTTCAACAACTGGGATGCAGTCCCACTTCATCATCAGGCCGTTTTTTGTTTGGATAACGGCTCCCATCTTTAGGTAGCGGTTCTTCTCTTCACCATCCTTGTTCGTGTACTTTCCGATCACGACTTTGATGTCATACATCAGCTTGGCCATACTGTTCCTTCAGTTTTGCTACGGTTGAATCGACTTCTGCCAGGAACTTGATGATCTCGGCTTCCATCGCGGCTATGAAGTTGTCGTCCCTTTCGATCCTGGCGACGAACATCTGCATACTCTCTGGCATCCTTGGGTCATAGACCACGAAGTCACACCACTTCTTATCGGCACACTTCATCTGAAGCTGCATCTGCTTCATGTACTTGTCTGGGATTTTTCTGGTGAGGAGCTGGTCAATCATCGTCGCCGTTTCCGGGCACTTGATCTCCACCAGGCCCTCTCCGACAACCCCATCCGGTGAGGCTCCGCACATCTCAATGGTAGGGTGAGGCATGAACCCCACCTCAGTCACTAAAACCCCGTATCGGGCCTCATACGCCGCTCTGGCCTCCGCTTCAGTCTGGACACCCCATTCCATCGCGGCGTTGCTGTAGCTCTTGGCGGGTTGGCCTGTAAGCCTCTCCACCACGAGCTGGGCTTTGTAGTTGTCCCGATCTGCGCCATATCCTGTTTTAGTCTTTGCCATGACCTTATACATGGATGATGCTGTGACCTTTCCGGCCCTTAGTTCAAACCATTTGGCGGTTCTTTGGGCCAATTGCTCATCAGCATCAGACCTAAAAAGTTTTTCCATCATTCCCACACCTCTTTATCGTCCGGCCCTGCTGTATCGATCTGAAGTTCTGAGCCAAAAATCAGGGCTATCTCATCAAACGGAACTTTGGCATCTCTAAGGGTTTTCAAGATTTCATTGCATCGATCACAAAGGGGCTTGATTTCATCCCACAAAACGCGACCACGCTCAAGTGTTTCGTTGTACTCTTTCTCAAGTGCTCGGGCTTCTCCATTCTTCATGGCTTTAATCTTTCCCTAAAGGGCTTACATAAGGTTGTGGATATAGCTCATCCATGGTGTCTTGATATTGCTCTAATGCTTCGTGAGCAGAATCCCACCATCGACTTTTTTCCGCTGTGTCTTTGGTTGATAACAGCAAACATTCCAGCTCTAACGCAAGTCTTTTGGCGTGTGCTGCGATCTGGTGATCTTTGAAACATTCTTCGTACCACTCCATCACTTGACCCCCATCAGGTTCAGGATCGCATCAACGGTGGTCTTGTCATAAGACCCGTAGCACTCCAGCTTTGCAACTGGAGTCTTGGAGGTGTTCGTCACCTTGACGGTCACCAGGTACTTGTCGTTCTTATTCTTGGTCGGATCGGGAATGTCCATCCTTATTGCCTTTGGTTTATTCATTTCGCCGCATCCTTCTTCAGCTTGTCGCCGTTTACTTTCCAGAACCTACTCTTGGCAGATGAGGCCGGGATTGATTGGAACATCGCTTCAAGAGCAGCAATTCCACCTTTAGAGGCAAGCATTAGCTCTGGAAGATAGGTCTCCTCAAATAGCTGATCTTCGTTTTCCATGTCTTCAGACACGACCTCATATGTCTGGTTCTCTGTGTCGTTATCACCCTCTGTGGGGATAGCGAATGCTTGGAATGCTGCATACTTGTACGCTGCTGACATGGCTTTATTGGTAGCCTTGTCGCCAGAGTCCATCGCTTCCCCAAAGGTCTTGATGGTGTGCTTCGATCCGTCCTCTGCGCTCACCAGGTCGAACTCCATCTCGACAGTGACATAGAACAATGCACCTCCGCTTTTTGAGTGGCGCTCCACACACTCGCGGCTCAAGACCCGAGGCAGGATGCACAGACCATGTTGAGCCAGGAGAGGTGAGACGACGTTATACACATCATCGATGCCTCGGAAGTTGTAACCATTTCCTTGGTTGTTGCGGCGGCTCTTGGTGATGCCGATCTTCGAAAGTTCGGCCTGGACAGCGTTGATTGCTTTGTAGACGTTCATAGGAAAAAGAAGAAGAAGGTTGCACCACACAGACCGAGAAAGATGGCAAACAGCACATCCATAGCCGCCTCACGGCGAGACTCGATCCGTTCTTGATGGGGACGATAGACGTATCTCACAGATCAAACTCCGTCGAGTACGCATCGTCATAGACCCACAGATCACCATCGGGGCCGCACTTGTTGCCCTGGAGACGGGCAGTAGTGCAGAAGCAGGGTTGTGGCTCTCCAGTGATCACGTTGATCACCTTCAACGAGTCATGGCCACACTTGGAGTTCATCAAAATATACGGGTCTTCGATGAAGTGGGCGCATCGCTTACAGGGGTTCATGCTTACTCCTAAAAGACCGCAACATTGCGGCATGGAAAGAATGATAAGCGATCTAATCAGCACCATCACTAGGACATACCCTAAGCCCACTTACACTAATCAGGCTTACACTCTGCCTCAAGCCGGGGTGTGTGTTAGCGATGCACCGTTTTTTTCAGGTCTTACCGTGGACAAATCCTGCTATATGGAACCGGCCCCAAAGGACAGACATGACACCGCAGGAACTGGCTCGAAAAGCGGGGGGAGTGACGGCACTGGCGAAGTTGCTGGGCATCACTCGGCCTGCGATTTATCAATGGAAGACAGTGCCCCAGGCTCGGATGTGGCAACTGAAGACCCTTCGTCCCGAGTGGTTTGAGGAGCAGAAATGAAGAAACTTGCTATCGCCGCGGCTCTGATGCTGCTTGGTGCTAACGCTCATGCGGCCTGCAGCACACATTCCTACATCCTGAACGGCAAGGTGATCGTATGCACCACCTGCTGCTACGGAGAGGGCCAGTTCAGGACTTGCACAACGACTTGCAATTGATGTAGAGTGAGAACGCGCCGTGAGAAGCGCATAAGGTGGGCCTGGATCAGTGTCCTTGGGTGGACGGCTTCAGGCCCGAAATAGCCCGTAATGGGTTGGCCCGCCTCGGAATTCTCACCCTGAGGCTGTCCCCCCAAGGATCACTGATGCATTACTATCAGTTCAACATCAAGGATTACCAGTCCCACACTGGACACCTTGATGAGTTTGAGGACTTGGCATATCGCCGACTTCTCGATTGGTGTTACCTCCACGAGCGCCCTCTTCCACTAGAACAAGACGAGATTGCCCGTCTGATTAGGATGCGAACGCATAGCGAATGCATTGCGTCCGTTCTGCGAGAGTTCTTCGTTCGCACAGAAGATGGTTGGATTTCTCCGCGAGTGATGCGCGAGATTGACGCTGTGAACGACAAGTCTGAGAAGGCTAGGAACAGCGCCATGGCTAGGTGGGACAAGCAACAGGATGCGAACGCATTGCCAACGCAATCCGAAGGCAATGCTCCCATAACCCATAACCCATTACCCACTACCCAAGTAAAAGAAGCTAACGCTTCTTTGTCGGGAACGGGGTTCCCGCCTTGTCCGCAGCAGGAGCTTTTGAGTCTTTACCGAAAGCACCTTCCTCATCTGCCGTATCCGCGCATCTGGGAAGGAACACGGTCAACGCATATGCGTCAGCGGTGGATTCAGGCCGGGAAGCCCAGCAGCTACTCGCCGGAAGGCTACAAGACCCAGCAGGACGGGCTGAAGTGGTGGGACTCGTTCTTTGCCTACATCGCCGCCGATACCAAGCTCAGAGATGGGTTTGAGTCAAACGGTAGGGTGTGGAGGCCAGACCTGGCCTGGATCGTCAACGCCAACAATTTCGCCAAGATCATCGACGGGAAGTATCAAAAATGACATTCAAGAAAGCAGATGTTCCACAAGAGATGGACGACTACAAGCGTCTGATGTGTTCCTATCCGAACTGCCAAAACCGCTGGACTGTCTCAATCGAAAGCCCTAAGTGCTCATTCCACCAGTGGGGCACGACCTGGTACAAAGAGAAGAAGGACAAAAAGTGAACTACTTTGAAGCTGTAAAACTCTTGAACGAGGTCAAAGATGGAATCAACCACTCCACAGAATCCATTACATACGCTCTCTTCCTCACAGGAGACATTTCGATTGGAGACGGAAGCCATCCATTGGATTCAGACCTTCAACGCAATGAAGGCCGATCATGGCCTCATTCAAGCCTCGGCCTGGTGGGGTCAAACGATACGAGACATTGAAAGACGACGAGGCCAGAAGGCTGCTCAAGAATTACGAGACGCAATGAACAGGCTGAGAAAATGACATTCATGGTTGTCTTTACCGTCGATGGGATTCCTCAAGGCAAAGGAAGACCCAGATTTCGAAGGGCTGGAAACTTCGTCCAGACCTACACCGACGCCAAGACCAAGACCTACGAAGAAGCGATCAGGTCGGCATCAGGCGTTGCAATGGGGTCAGCAAGTCCCCTAGAAGGGCCTGTGAGCGTCGATCTGTACATCAGGGTGCCCGTACCTCAGTCCTACTCAAAAACGCGCCGTGCGATGTGTCTTGAAGCAGTCGAGCGCCCACTGAAGAAACCTGACATCGACAACGTGATCAAGGCATATTTGGATGCAATGAATGGCATTGTTTACATTGACGATACTCAAGTTGTCAGGGTATCAGCAAAGAAAACATATTCATCTGTTGCTGGTGTAGATGTTTGCATAATGGAAGAAAGTAAATGACATACAGCATTCTCGAATTAGAAATACTACGTTGGGCAGAGGCTCGACAGATCATTCCAAACAGCACAACAGAGAAACAACTCCTCAAGTGCATGGAAGAACTCGGTGAATTGGTTGGCGCGACATTAAAAGGAAACCGAGAAGGCCAGATAGACGGGTTCGGGGATGTTCTTGTGACTTTAATCCTGGCGGCAGACTTGGCAGGGCTTGATCTGATGACCTGTCTGAATAAGGCATACGAAGAAATAAAAGACAGGAAAGGTACTCTCCATGCTAATGGAATATTTGTCCGAGAGTGAGATATTCATTTCCATAGCAATCATGGCTGCATTCCTCAAGACACTACAAAGACTCATCAAGTGAACGCACACGCCGCCATCGACTTCATCATCAGAAACGCAGGTGATTACGCCAAGGCAAAAGCCCAGCGTGTACTTCTTGAAGAATTCAGGAAGAGTAAGAAGGCTTTGTTGATGAAGGAAGCGATGTCCAAGTTCGAAGCGGTCAACGCTCAAGAGAGGGAGGCTTACTCACATCCTGAGTACCAGGAGCTTCTGAAGGGACTGGCGGCGGCGATAGAGGTCGAGGAAGAGTTGAAGTGGAAGCTGGAGGCAGCGAGGATGAGGACTGAGGTCTGGAGGACTGAACAAGCCAACGCTCGGGCTGAGGGAAGGGCGACAGAGTGAACAACAAGCCAACCGCTCAGGAGCGTCTTCACTTAGCAAAGATCAAGGAGATGCCTTGCGGGGTTTGTGGCGTATCAGGCCCGAGCGACGCTCACCACATCGTCCAGCACAATCAGTACCTCACCATTCCGCTTTGTAAGGACTGTCATCAGGGATCGTTCAATGGCATTCATGGGCAGGCTCGAATCTGGAAGGTCTACAAGCAAGACGAGATGAGCGTCCTCAACGAGACCATCAGGCTATTGACAAACGCCCCAAAGCGGTAGAATGGTGATGCCTCTCAACGCAGTTGCCGGGGTGGGGCCAATGGCCCCTTTTTTTCTGGAGAAATCATGCAGAAGAAAACCGTAGAAGAGATGCAGAAGTATCTCAACCAGAACAAGCGCAAGTACCACCAGACCAAACCGATGAAAGCCTACAAGATGGCTGATGAGTTTGGGAAGGGGTATGAAGCGATTGAGATGCAGAAGGTGATGAAGAAATGAAGTGCCCCATCGCCACCCAGGACATCGAGGTCAACCTCAAGAACCGAGACCACGCTTTCGAGGAGTACGGCTACGGCCCTGCAAACCCGGAAGAGCCTGGTGAGTTCTGGGATGAGCGGGCAGAGGAGTGGAACACCACTCCAGAGATCGCACAGACCATGAGGTGTGGGAACTGCGCGGCATTCATTCAAACGCCCGAGATGATGGGCTGCATCACCGCCGGGATTCAGCAAGAGGAGTCTGACGACGAGACCTATGCTCCCGAGGTTGTGGAAGCTGCCGATCTAGGTTATTGTGAGTTGTTCGAGTTCAAATGCGCCGCAGACAGGACTTGCAGTGCATGGTTGACTGGTGGCCCGATCACGAAGATGACCGAAAAGCGCCGCCAGATGCTCCAAATGGCCAAGTACAACGCACGAAAGGGCGAGTATGAAGATGACTCCGAAGGGCCAGAAGAAAGCTGACAAGGTTTTCAAGGAGTTCGGCAAGGGCCAGCTCCACAGCGGCAAGGGTGGGCCTGTGGTCAAGAACCCTCGCCAAGCGGTTGCCATCGCCATGAGTTCTGCCCGGAAAGCGATGAAAAAGAAATGAAGAAGCCTGGATCACCCGGACTCTACGCAGCAATTCACGCCAAGCGTGAGCGCATAGAGCGCCAGAAGGCCGCCGGAAAGACTCCTGAGCGCATGAGGAAGCCTGGAACAAAGGGAGCGCCGACTGCTGCTGCTTTCAAGGCTGCTGCTAAGACGGCAAAGAAATGATTAAGCGCGGCAAGGAGCAGTTCCAGGGCTATAACCAGCCCAAGCGAACGCCCAACCACCCCACAAAGAGCCACGCAGTCCTGGCAAAGAGTGGGGATGAGGTAAAGCTCATTAGATTCGGTCAGCAAGGCGTAAGCGGCTCCCCAAAGAGGGAAGGGGAGTCAGAAGCCGATAAAAGGCGCAGGGAATCATTCAAGGCCAGACACGCCGAGAACATCCAAAAGGGAAAGATGAGCGCAGCGTACTGGGCGAACAAGGTTAAATGGTAAGATTTCTTACGCAACCGTAAACTTTTTTACCCCGATGGCCCGAAAGGAGTCGGATTGAACATCGAAAAGATCGACATCTCCGTGCTGATCCCATACGCACGGAACGCAAGAACCCACAGCGACGAGCAGATCGCCCAGATCGCCGGAAGCATCAAAGAGTTTGGGTTCAACAACCCTGTCCTGATCGACAAGGACAACGGGGTTATAGCGGGGCATGGGAGACTGGCTGCGGCAAGGAAGCTGGGCCTCAATGAAGTCCCCTGCATCCGTCTAGAGCATCTCACCGAGACCCAGAGGAAAGCCTACATCCTGGCAGATAACAGGATCGCCCTAAATTCAGGGTGGGAGGCCGAACTTCTAAGCCTGGAGCTAAGTGAGCTTCTGGATGGCGGGGTCAACCTGGAAAGCCTAGGTTTCGACGCAGACGAGATCGACGCCCTGCTGAACAAGATAGAACCGACAGAAGGGCTGACGGACGAGGACGCAACGCCGGAAGTTCCAGAGGAGCCAGTCACAAAGCCTGGGGATGTTTGGATTCTCGGCAAGCATCGTCTGATGTGCGGGGACAGCACTAGCATCGAACAGGCAGAAAAGCTCATGGGCGGCGTTAAAGGAGACATGGTTTTTACTGATCCTCCATATAACGTTGCGTACGAAGGTCGCGGAGAAAAAAATAAGCTAGGGCCGATCAAGAACGACAATATGTCGGATGAGTCCTTTGAGCAGTTTTGCCGGGATGTTTTTGCGACTTATCACTCAATCATGAAGCCGCTTGCCTGCATTTATGTCTGTCATCCAGACAGTCAGACCGCACCTAAGCTTGCTTTTGAGAAGACATTCGGAGAGTTATTCAAGAAATCATCAACGGTTATTTGGGTCAAGCAATCGGCTGGGATGGGCTGGCAGGACTATCGTGCACAGCATGAGCCAATCCTTTATGGGTGGAAGGAAGGCTCAGGCAAACATTTTTATTGCGGGGACAGATCAAAGACAACGGTCTGGAAGATTGGCCGCGATGCACAAGCCAGCTATGTGCACCCAACTCAGAAGCCAGTTGCCTTGCCGGAAGAGGCTATAAACAACAGCAGCAAAGGCGAAGACGTCATCATTGACCTGTTTGGCGGCTCTGGCTCCACACTCATTGCCTGCGAGAAGACCGGACGAGTCAACCGAAGCATGGAGCTTGACCCAAAGTATTGCGATGTCATAGTAAAACGCTGGCAGGACTTCACAGGCAAGCAAGCAACACTAGAGTCAACAGGCCAAACCTATAGCGAGCTTACCAATAAATCGGAGATACAAAATGGGTAGTGGTAACCCTCATAAGCCAACCGAAGAGAATCGTAAGGTTGTCAAAATGCTGAGTGCAGTAGGTACTCGGTATGAGGACATTGCTGCCAAGCTGGATATTACCGACGACACCCTTCGCAAGCACTACAGGAAAGAACTGGACGAGGGCCGGATTGAGGCCAATGCTTCTGTGGCGCAGACTCTTTATCAACAAGCCAAGAACGGAAACACCACAGCGGCTATCTTCTGGCTAAAGACCAGGGCACAGTGGCGGGAGAATGACCGCCTGGAGGTGACTGGCGCTAATGGCGCTCCTCTAGAGATGGTGGTCTCATGGGCAAACGAGAAATCGTAATCCCCTACTCTCCGCGAGAGCCACAACTCGCCATCCACGAGATGATGCGAGACAACCGCTTTGGGGTGGTGGTGGCTCACCGTCGAATGGGTAAGACAGTCGCTGCTCTGAACCACATCATTCGGGATGCGGTGGAGAACCAAAAAGAAGCCCCACGGTATGCTTATATCGCCCCGACCTATGGCCAGGCCAAGCGGGTGGCATGGGACTACCTCCTGAAATAC